TAAGTTTGCTTTTACATCAGGTGGAACGGTAAATCGTGCATCGGCTCTTTGAGTGCAAACAATGACATGGATATTTAAATAACCAGCTTTTCGAACAATCATTTTGATGTCTTTTTGTATCTCTCTTATGTCAGAATAATCAGAATATTCATCAATGACAAGGAAAATAGGCTGGAAGTAATGATATTTGTCCGGTCTCAACTTCTTTACTCCTTTAGCATCTACACATTCAACTAATTCAGACGTTTCAATTAATCGCTGTCGTTTGAAAAATTCTTCTTTCACCATTTCCAATGTGATTCTCATTTCATCTTCATCTTTCGCAAATACAACATTAGGAAGTTTTTGGAATGGGTAAAAATCAGTATGTTTGGAGGAACAAATAAAGAGTTTAATTTTACCTTTGTTCTGAAAATAAAGACAAGTCAAAAGATAAAGAATAAAAGTGGTTTTGCCCATTCGGGTTCGCCCACCATTTAACATATGACAGGATGCCCCATCCATAAAATCAATGGTTTGGTGACCAAAAGCACTTAGGAAAGTTATTTTTAGGGAATGTTTATTCATCAATTTTGGAGAAAACTTTACTTTGGATAGATCACATTTACCGAAGAGGATTTCTATTTTCTTTCCTTCCTGTTTATTGATCTTCACATCATTGGCAGATAGTTGTTCTTTCAGATTAGGTAGTAATCCCCTAAGTTCTTTCACATTCTTCTTAGGAGGTAAAAGAATAATACATTTGATGAAGTATTCTCCTTCACCAACATAAAGGATTTTGGTTTTCTGGAATCCGTTTTCAAGAAGAACATCATAGATAACTTTCACAATTGCGTTCATATTCTGAAAATTCCTGATATGACATGAAACAAAGTAGAGAGCAAAGGGAAGGGGTGAATAGTAAAAAAGGTATAACATACCATATCCATAATCCACAGGATGCTAATGTAGCCAGTGCAGCTAACCATGAAATAAGGGAGTGTCTTTTCCTTTTCCTCCGTGGTTTCATCGTCAACCGTTAATACCTTTTTATTCAATTTGATAACCATAGTAACAACCTCCTTTGTTGAAGTATATTCGCTACTATGGTAAAGTTTGCATGTACAAAAGAAAAAGAACTAGCCTTAGCTAGTCCTTTTTTGATACGACACACTTTATCCAAATATTCATTAAGATTTAATAGCAAAACCTTTTCCGCTTCCATCCATAAACGGTACAAGAATTAAAGGTGTAGTTGATAAATCAACTGCACTACCTCCATTCAATGAACTGAAATTGACTATACTTGAACTTCCATTGGAAAGCGTTATTCCTGCTGTTGTTGCATAAAGAAAGGTTAATCCTAAATTACCAAAATGAAATTCAGATATATTTGCAGTAGTTTTCATTACTTGAATCGCTTGTTTCGCTGTTCCTGTTATTCCACCTGCTACTGATAATTGTGTCATTAATGCTTGTTCTCCAACAATTTCAACTACCGTTCCAATAATTTTGCAATGAAGTAATAAATTGCTTAATGTATTGTTATATTGATATAAACCATTAGGCAAAAGAAAATTAGAACCGTTGGAAGACATAATGTAAAATTCGCTTCCATCGTTACCAGTGACATTTGCAAAATCTAAATAGGATTGTTGGTCATATGTGTAAATTGTAAAGGCATCAATTGTTAATGTAGAACCACTATTTACTTGTTTTGTTGTTAGATATGGCGATTGTCTTTGTATAACCCTTCCAGCCGTTGTTGCATATTGTCCTACACTACCAGTTCTCTCTAAGTAAGTAAGATTTTTAAAACTAATAATTCCAGCATTACTTTGAATGATATAACCGCCCGTAACTGTCGGATTCCAATGATAAAACATAGAATTGAGTATAATATAACCATCTGCTCCGTTAGTAAAGGAATATTTTGTTTCATAACAATAAACATCTTCTAATGATATTTGACCATCGTTTGTTAATAAAGTACCGCTATTTTCACATCGAAGCAGTTTTACTTGCAAGTTGTAACTTTTTGCTGTATTAGTGGTAATGGCGTTATCACACATACTAAACCCAATATTGTTAAATTTGTTTGAATCGTAAACGGTATTACCTACATTATTGAAGTAAATTCCATATTGTAAGCGTTGAATTAAGCAACTATCAATTAGAACGTTGGTAATATTAGATGTTCCAATTACATTCGGACTTACACTTGTATTGGTTTCAATAATGATACCACTTGCATTGTTACCTGAAATATTCGCTACTCCGCTATTAGCTCCATTAAGATGAAATTCATTGAAAGTGATGTTAAAACCATTTACGATTTTAGCTCCATAACCAGTACCGTTTATATTTGTCAACCGTATATTAGATAACTTAATGAAATAGCTATTGTAACTAAGGAAAAAGTTTGAGTTATTACCCATAACCACAAACATATTTCTCAAATTAATGTTTAGTAAAGATGCTGTCATAGACAACGTACCGACTTGAAAAGCTGTTACATTATCGGCAACATTAACTACACATTCATTTCCTTCAATAATTCGTTGAGGGTTACTAATTTGAACTGTACTTTTGATCGTTACGGTTTTTCCCGAGGGAATTTTAACATTTCCATGTTGTAATGCTGTTGTTAATCCAGGGGCATCATCATCCACACCATTAAATTTAGCTCCATAAGTAATAGGATTAACATAATCCACAAGATATGAAGTATTTTGCGTCAATTGTGCAGCATTACTAGCAATGTTAGCTGTATTCGTTGCAATGTTAGTAGTGTTTGTTTCAACGTCTACTGTAATCGTTTCGATATCCGTTTGATTTTGTTTGGCTAAATCATCAACTTCATTAATCGCATGTACTAACGTATCTTTTACAGAGGTATGCAATTCAGTTAAATCACCAGCAAGATGATTGAAGATATTATTTAAAATATCATTAATTTCTCCATTTGCCCTCATGTCTTCCAATTTATTATTTACATCAGTTGCTAAACCGTCATTCATTACCCATTGATAAACAGTGTTCCAATCTCGAACTACATCATTTGACAACTTTCCAAGAGCGTTTAACTTTTGAATAATTTGATTGATTTTATCCTTCTCATTTGCGTTTTGATCCACAATTAAATCTTGGTATTTTTTGATCATCATGGGATATAATTTATTAAATGTTTTTAATCCTAAATCAGTCAAATGTAACAACTCCTTTTGCTAGTGTACTTTTTTTATTGTTCAAGTCATAAACTTCTAACACATGCTCAAAGCTACCATTTAGTAATGATGTTTCACTTCCAACTAAAGGAATACTTAATTCATTTAAGTTGATATTCCCCTGTGTTTTTATTAAGGGTGAAGGAGTTTTGATCGTCCATTTAAATGTGAAGTTTGCTAATGACAGCTTACCTCCATTTTGTGAAAAGTTACGAAAAACAATGGTATAATCATCACCAGCATTAACAGAAAAATCTTGATTAAGAGTAGTCAATTCACTCACTCCCTTTTAAGGTAATGTTATTCATCATTTCACCAACTAAATAAACATTTAATTGTTGTTCTCCCTTTAAATAAATTTTAGCAACCTGATAGAAAGGGATGGTAAAATGATTTAATACTTCTTTTGTAAAAATCAAAGTATGTCCTTGGATACTTCCGTTTGTGATAAATGTTTGTGGATTAGGTTTACCATTATATAAATCTTTTGAGCTTAAAATAGCTTGACTAATAATATCGCCTTTTGCTTCGAATAGCATCATAGAATGATCATCAATCATGGAAGATGTTCCAATTAAAGAGCCACTTGTTGCAAAATTTTTAATTTCATTGGATGATAAAATGGAATAAGCTAAAGTGTTTCCACTTCCTGAATAAATTGAACCACTATGAGCGATTAAAGATTCACCCGAACTAAGAGAAGAAAGAGCTTGAACACTTCCGCTCATAGCCATGATCATATCTTCATTAACAGTTAAGGAAGGGTTAACTTGAATCAAGTTTCCATCTTTTAAAATAGACTTTTCAAGAGAAGAAAGGGAAGCAAGACCGCTGCTTGCTCCACTTCCTACATAGGTTGTAGTTCCTCCACTCAACCCATCATCAACAAATGTTCCACCTATTAAAGTGGCATTGTTTCCGCTCCCACTTTGGTCATTTGCATTACCTAAAGTCATATCATAATGAGCTAATAATGTTGCACCATTATACAATTTAATATCATAAATTTTACCTTTAGTTCTTGATGTTGCTTGTAAAGCATAGTTAATAAAAAATTCAATTCCATTAGAATCTTCTGTCACTGCTGTTGAAAAAGTAGCATCTAAAACCCCTCTTGTATTAATTGGCAAAGGATTTGCGATGGATGACGAACTATTATAAAGTAAAGTTGAAACGTTATTTCCTTTTGAAAGTGCTCCACTTGTACTAATATAAACTTGAAAGTTTCCTGCTGTTCCACCTCTTGGATCAAACAAATAATACGCTAGGGTTGAGGGTGGGTTATTGTTATCATATGAAAAATCAAGAACGATTCGTGTAACAGTTAATAACGGAGTGTGTAAATAATCACTTGAACCGTTTAATTGCAAACAAGTTGTCATTAGTTAACACCTACTTTTCACTAACTGTAATTGCACCAATAGCAAAATCCAACTTGTCTCCACTCACTTGCAGTGTTCTCGATGTTGAAAGAGGTGACCAATAAATGATGTTTCCTGATTGATCAAGAATCCCATAATAGTTAACCGTTGCCCATGCACCTGTGGCAGTAAAAGCAATGTCATTTGTATTAGCCCCACTTGAAAAAGTAGCGGATTGTCTTGCATACCCTGGGCAGTTTGATGTAGTTGCTTCACTCGTTGGTGGGTTGCTACTTCCTGTTACATCTGTATATAGAGCGATTGTCCAAGATGTTGGACGTGTTACGGTGTTACCTGTTAATAACCAATCTCTTACACTTGTTTGATAACTTGTTCCTTTTCCTCCTGCCATTTTCCATTCCTCCTATTGGATATTCATTCTTTTGAACATATCATAAGCAGTTGTTCGAATCACCTGATTATCAAATCTCAAAATGCCATTCATAAAACTTCCAACTAACTTTCGAAGGTGATAATTGTTTTTCCATCCCTTCATAAATAAAACATTTTCTTTTAAGTCATCAGTTGTTAAGGCGTATACTTTTTTCGTGGTTTTGTCGTGGTCTAAGGATAAATACATCAATCCTTGTGCAACGTCTACCCATACACCCATTTCCAATCCTTTATAAATGACAGTGAAAACAAATTTGCTTTCTTTACTGCGCTTTTCAATGAATACATAGGAATCACCTGTAAATTCATTATCCAATGACATTTCACCATAGTTTGTTCCATCAATTAATTTACCAAACTTTGTTTTCCGTCTTGCTTCGGAAAAGTCCACTGAATCAGGAATTTCCACCACAATGTTTTCGTTTGCGTTGAAACGTTTTTGAATATCGGGAACTAAGTCAAAGTAAATGAAGTATGGATTGACAACCGATACAGCATTGGAAAGGCATATACATCGACAGTTTTCACGATCACGAAAGACTGTATCCATGAGATTCAGCAACGCTTCTACTTCGTTAGGAAGATAAGATGAATTATCTTTCTCCCTTAAAAATTCATCAAAGACAATATTGGTTACATTTGGGTACGCATTTGATTTTTCGGATTGCCAAGTGGAAAGAGGGATAGCCCATCCAGCCAATTTCCCATTAATATAGAATTCTCTTCCCTTCACTTTGAATTCAGTTTCAGGGAATTCATCTTTGACATTATCAAAATACTGTCCTACCTTTTTTAATTCTGGTTTGTATCTTCTTAAATAGATAAATTGTTCACCATATTTTAAGAAACGTTTGATAGGATGTACTTTCCAAGCATAGGATTTACCAATACCCCTTGCACCAATGACAAAGTTTAGAATTCTGTTATAGGATAGTAATTTTTGCGGATTGTAGTATAGGCTTTTATCCATCTCTTTCCACTCACTTTCTTTTAATTTCTAGGTACGTTTATTTTTTGACCTTCATTTATTTTGTTGGGGTTTGTGATGGTTGGATTAATTTTCATTAGATAATCAATCGATGTTCCAAAGATATGGGCGATTTTGGTTAGAGTGTCGCCAGTTTTTACTGTATAAGTTTGTGTGCTAGTACCTGAATAATCTTGATATTCGGCAGATCGATTAAAAAGAGCTTGTTCGGCTTTTCTTCGATTCACTAGACCTTGAAGTACTTTTCCACCACCACGACACCACAATGAAAACTGATTACTTGCTCCTTGATAATCTTTCTTGTTCAGTAATTGCAGCAAAGTGGAAGTAGCAAAAGCATGTTTTCCAATGTTGTAGCAAAGGGAAACCATAGCATCGAATTGATATTGTGTAATAGGAACACCACAACAATCGCTTACCCATTTCGAAAAAGATTGTAATTCATCGGCAAGCAATTGATCCGCTTGCTGTTGAGTAATAGTTTGTCCTTGATGAACGCCTGACGTATGACCGTACCCAATCGTCCAAACACCAACACTATCTTGATAACTAGTTAAACGACAACCTTCGAAATTTTTGATTAAGTTAATCCCAACTTGTGAAATAATCATTCTTTATCACCCTTTCCAGTTTTTGATTTATCAAAGAATTGTGTGAGCCACGAAAGATTAACACCTAATCGGCTAAAGTTTTCAACGCAGCTTAATCCTTCGTAAACCACAACCATCGATACTCCCAATTTGGTAATTTGACCATGAACTTGAAAATAGGAATCCACCAAACTTACAAAAACTAAGGCTAACAATTCAGCAATCTTTTTTAACATTCCATCAAAATTAACTTTGCTGTTTAATTTTCTTTCCTTTGCACTTGCTAATAATCCTGTTAAGATATCTAATATAATTAATCCTAAAATGTAGTAAAGAGCATCCCCGACGACTTTTGATAGATCGATTCCATGTAATAGTGTTTCCAACATTATTCTCACCCTTCTTATTAAATTTGCTAATTTAACATGTGTTTATTTCCAGCCATTCAGTGCATCACATAACCATAATGTAATTAATTGATTATTCGAAGTGGTTGGGGGAGGGTTAGTCCCTCCACCACCTCCACCACTATTTGTACCTGTCCAATCCAAGGAAGTATAACATGTGTTAGCAAATGATTGTCGGTCAGGTAAAGACTGTTGTCCTGCTGTGTAACTTGGTCTTTCGTAGCAATCCATGAACATCTGTGTTAAATAATCAACCGTCCAAGCACCGCTATTTTGTCTAAAATCAGAAAAACTTGCATAATTATAAGCACTTGTACCAATCCATTGAATGTTGTTATTCACTTCATAATCAATTCGAGCAAGCTGTGAATCTCCCGATGTATAATCTAAACCGTTTGCAGTTGCCCAATCGGTGTACTTTGTCATAGGAGTCCATTGAACTAAACCATAGCCACGATCAGGGGAATCATTATATCCCAATTCATGCATATCAGGATTGATGGATGATTCATGATGCATATTGCCAATTAATGCACTTAGACTCTCCTTTACCCAATCCGTACCATGAAAATGATCCGCAACTAATTGAGCGTTATTCATTTGTTGATCATTGGTTAAAAAGGTATCGTTTATGCTTATCCATCCCATAGTTTATCACCCTAGAATAAGAAGTTGCATA